CTTCCAGTTATGTTATATTGAGTATTTAAATATTGTCTCTCGGTTAAGTTATATGACGTTATTGCAACAACAGAGCCGTTTGGTGGAGGTGGGGTGAACAATATAGTATTATTATCAGCATTGATGGCATAAGCAGAGTTAGTTTGACGCAATCCATTAATCTCAACGATAGCATTAGTTGCATTATCTGCACCAATATAATTGGTTAATGCAAATGAAGCCGTCGTTCCATTGCCAGTAAATTTTTGAATCTGTGGTATCGTATAACCATACTGTATTGGTAATGTTTCTCCCATTAATGTATAAGAGATATAATCTACTGTAGCATCGTAGTCAACCGCTAATATAATTGCAGCATCGATTCCGTTACTTGTCAATCCAATAGCAAAATCATTTGTTACAAATGTTGCTCCACCAGTTGCATCAGTTAATTCTAATATAGCACCACCTGATGTTAATGACACAGAGAATTCATTATTATCATATATAGTTTTTACATAATACACGGTGTCAGGTTGCAATACTCCACCAAATATCGTATCACTAAACGTGATGGACGTATTGGGTATTAATCCACCAGTTGAAATTGTTGTTATCGTATTGGTGATTGATTTTGTTCTAGTTATCGGTGCAGTTGTTCCTAATACGAGTTGAGTACCGTTATGATACACCGCAGGTGGTGTCCATACTGATCCTGTACCAACTTTTATAACAACTTCCATAATGCCAGTCGCTGATGTTAATGTTACTGTTTCACCTGCTGTTCCGGTACTTGCGTTATATGTCGCAGATATAGTAATTCTATTAGAAACACCGCCAATAGATTTTACATAATATACTTGATCTTCAACTATACCACCAAATATTGCACCAGAGAAAGTTATTGCACTATTTAATATAAAGTGATTAACACTAGTACAAGTAATTGTATTAGTTAATCCATCAGTTTGTATTGCATTGACATATATTGGAGAAGTTTGAGGTCTCATTATACCTGAGCCTTGAAATATACCTGCACTATAATTTGCATTTAGATATATTTCTTGGAATCCTGTAGTAGAATTTATCCTAATAGGATCTGTTTTGGTACTTGCCTTTACTAATTGATCACCGTTACCAACTTCATATACATCAATGCGTAATTTATCAGTAGTAGGATTGTAATTTAAACTGGTGTTTAATGTAACAATACTGTTAACCCAATTTATTGTGTAATCTGTTCCTTCATATAGTGTGGTGCTTAAGCCAGTTGAATAATGAATTACAAATACACTCAATTGCGCAGGTGTAGTTACTAAGTTAGCAAAACTATACTCAGTTTGCGTACTTGATGTAGGTGCTATTTCTGTAGAAACTACATTATAGCCAACATGTTGGTATACTGTTTCATCCCAGTTCGTACCAGGACGAGTTGCTACGACCATAGTCAATGTATCAGATACTACGCCAGGTACCAATTCTTCTGGTCCATACCCATACTCAAAACTATCTCCTTGAATAGAATAAATTGATTCTAAAGTTTTGAATGTTCCTATTGATGTCCAAGTGATAGTATCTGTGCTAGATAAAATTGTATTATCTAAACCAACAATAATATACTGCCCGTCAATTGTGTTATGTGTTACCCCAGTTAAATTATTAGTAGTTACTGAGGAACTTGACTGATCTGCCCATGTTATGCCACTGATGTCAGATGTTAATATTGTTCCGTGATCACCAACTATTATAAAGATGTTACTATAACTATCCCAATAAACATTATTCAAATTATATGATACACCTGATGTTTGAGGGAACCAATCAATTGTATTGAAGCTGGTATATATAATACCATTGTCTCCAACAGCAACTATTGTCTGATTGTTTGCTGCAATAGCATTAAATCCATATTCACTACTAGTGAACGGTACTTGGCGCCAAACAAGTCCGGTTGTACTAGTATATATTATTGCTACGTTTGTAGCAATGCCATTAACTAGCCGTTGACCTAATCCTATAGCAACAAATCCAGTAAATCCACTAGTGTTAACATATGTTATTCCATTAAATGAATTTACTAAACCATTTGAAAATGCATAACGCTCAGTCCATGTATATAAGTCAGTAGAGGTTATGATATCCTGTCCAACAGCAACATATAAACCATTGTTATATGCAACACCATTTAATGATAATGATGATACATTTAATAATGATACGTCAAAGTTTCCAGTATCATATGGGATACTATCATATGGGGTAAATGTACCATTTGTAATCCAGTTGTATCCGTTATCACTTATTAGCATTGGAGTTGCGCTATTAGTTGTAGTAATAACATAGCTACCACCGGCATATATCAAATCAGTAATACCAAGTGATTGATTTGCTAAGTTATTAATTGTCCAACTAACTCCGTCTGCGCTTACGTTGAATGCTGAATAAGTAGCAGCATCGGACACTGCAAGGTAATGTAAACCATTCCATACTATACCCTTAAGATTTAATCCAGTTGCATAGAACGGTTGATCTTGCAACAATGTATCTAACGGATATTCATCTGCGGGCGCAAATGCATTGGCTAAATATGTGCTATTTGGATAGGTGATTCCTGTTACCAACTGTGTCATGTCATTACCTGGCATGTTTACAGTAGGTTGATAGTAACCAACAATTCTATCTAATGCATTTATTTGTCTGCTATTTGAATTTAATAATTCCCATTTACCAAATATAAAGTCAGGATCATTGTTACTAACTACACATTGATACAATCTATTGTTATATTTTACAACACTTGGATTAAAGAAGAATGGTTCTGGTAACAATGCATAGTCACCAAATTTAGCCATTGTCATTGATCCTATAACATCAGTAGTTATATCAAAGGTAGACCCACCAATCGTAGTAGCTATTGTTACACCAGTTGGCGATGGCTTGCTCTTAATATAATATGTTTCACCTGCGGTGATGCCACCGTATACGCTAGCAATAGCAGTTCCAGTACCAGCACCAGATGTAGTAGCAACAAATACTTGCCCTACTGTATTAGTTAATGCACCTATTAAAGCAAAATTGGTATCTCCTAATGTAAGAACTTGATATGTTTGTCCTGCTCTTATTGATGTAGCAGGAACAACATTAGTAAACACTACCGGATCATTAACATTAAACTTACTAGAATCAAGTACAGTTAATATATTAGTTGATGCAGTTACTGAGGTTACTGAAGTAGAAGTTATACCAGTATAATTAAAATTTTGACCTGTTACGGGTACAGTAAGAGTTGGATTACTGTATATACCTACTTGATTTTCTGAAAGTACTTTAACATAATAACTATCTACAATACCTGCAGGTGTACCGGCAGATATCGCTGAAACTAGTGATCCATTTGAAACAGGTGGACTAACTTGCCCAACTGGGATGTTACCGTCAATCATATTAATAGTAATAGACAAATCATTTACTCCGCTTACACCACCAATTGATGATCCATCTATGGTAATAACGTTGTCAATAGTATATCCACTACCACTAGTGGTAATTGCTGAACTATACCCGCCCAAGATATAACTTACGTCAAATACTGCGTGATTTATTGGGTTTATGTACTGAGTTAACAACACTTCAATTGCATTTACATTAAATTTACCTGTTCCCGATACAGTAGTTTTAATTAAGCTACTAGTTGGTGTATATGATATATTAAATGTATTACCGCTTCTATTTCTAACATAGTATGTTAATTCAGTAGTCAGTGGAGTTGGTAATGTTCCTGTCGTAGTTAATCTTATTGCAGTACCATTGGGGAATGCAGAACCATTTGAAACTGTAATTACAGTCGGATCAGCTACAGTAATACTAGATGCTGTCTGACTTGAATTTAATACTGTGTTTGATATAGTTACATAAGATTCACCGGTGCCTGTCATTTCACCATTGCTGTTGAACAATGTATATACACTAGTAAGATTAATATTTTCTGATAATTTAAATCTGCCTTGACCTGTTGGAGGTGAACTATCTATTTCATATACATAATACACTTCACCCAATGATACTCCGCCCAATGATGTGCCCGAGAAGTATAATGGCATACCCACGTACAATACATTTGTTAAATCTGGGTTTGATGCAACATCTAATATCAACCAATTATTTGTACTAGTAGTACTATTTACTGTTATTGATGTTGTTCCTGTACTAGTGATTGTATATGGAGTAGCAGCAACTAACCCACCAATGCTTTTATCAAAAATAAATTGCATATTTTGATATACATTGGTTAATCCCAAAGTTGTTGAAGGGATACAAATTCTCTTTAGAGTTCCTAATGTAGCTGAAATATTTCTTGTTAATAAATTAGAAACTGTGCCAAAAACACCGGTGTACTGTGTAGAAGTTTCATATAACGTAAACTGTTGGCCATTGATTTGACCAGGACTTACTGGTAATCCCACGTTTAATGTCATTAAACCAGTGCCATTAGTTAATTTAACGATATTACGTTGGCTAGTAAATGTGCAAGACCCAGAGTCATCTGTTAATGTTACAGCCGGTCCATTGACTACTGCTGCAATAGAAAATTGTATATTTCCTGAGAATATTTCTCTTACATAATAAGTAGTACCCGCAACTATGCCACCAAAGGTGTCACCTGTAAATATAATAGGATCATTGATTACCAACCCAAGTGCAGTATCACATGTTACTGAATCATTGCTAGAAGCAGTTGCAGTAACAGTAGATGATGTAGGCGCAGTATCTGATGCTGACATCGTGAATGATTGATTATCAATTACTGTAGTTATATAGTATGTTTGATTTTCTTCTATTCCACCAAACACATGTCCAGTGAAGAAGATTGGTAGTCCTGTGTAAAAATTAGTTGTACCATTTTGTCCAGTTGGAGTTAATAATACAGATATTGCATTAACTGTAGAAGTAGTAGCTGTTGCGGTTCGTATGCCGCTATAATTGATTGTCATTACAGCAAGATTTGTCAATTCACCTACATATAATGTCAATCCAGCAACAGATATATTAACATAACTTGAACCTAAGTTAGGTGAGTAAACGCTTTGCGGGTTACCGTTAATATCTACAGAATCAGAAATAGTAAAGCCAGTATCTTCTAATAAAAATGCTGAGCCTGAACCAGATGCGGTTGATTTAACAATTACGTTATCTCCAACTGAATAGGTGACTCCTATAGTCCCTGCAACAGTATTCCAGTTTGTTGATCCCAATCCCGCGATTACATATTGCTGACCAACTATCAAATCAGTAGTTAAAGTATAATCTGCACTAGGCAATTGAACTAAAGATTTTACATAATATGTTGTAGTACTTGTTGGGCTACTACTTGTTAATCTAGTTCCAGTAGTAGATCCTACAAATTTAACAGGCATACCAACATAGAAACCAATAGTAGAACCTATATTACCGGCAACTGGTGCTCCACCAACTGTTGGGTTAATTCGTATTGCGTTTTGATATGACAGTGTTGGATAAGTAGAACCATACGTTTGTATAGTATCTCTAGTGCGTGATGACCAAGTTATATTTTGTTGATTCTCAACATTTAAAATCTCAAAGGTCTCACCCTGAGCACTGGCTAATATTGATTCAATTGGAGGTTGCTCGCTATATAGCAATATAGATGAAGATGCTATCTTGTTACTATTAGACAATGTTCCTGCATAGAATGAGCCATAAAAATTACCGCCAACCCAAGGTATAACTTGAGAAGTATATGAAGTTCTATCATATTTTAATGATATACTATTTTCTCTTATTGGCATCGCACTGGTTACACAACTTGCAATTGCACCCTGATCAAAATACTGAGTTCCGGATCCTGTTGTATATAATGGAATACGATCATGGTCGTTTATAGCATCCAAATAACTAGAATAAAGAGCAAATATAGGTACCGGGGTCGTTTCCAATAAACCTACATAATATCGTTGTCCAATTGTTAATCCTTCTATAGCAGTTGAGCCGGCCGCTATAGTATAGGTTATCAAATCACCTGTTTGTAGTAAAGGGTTATACAATTCTATTGTATTATCTACTACATTTATTTGAGCCTCTGTAATGCTAATAACATAAGCCGGATCAATAATAATCGAAGGCAATGCAGCATAGCCTTCACCTGGATTAATAACAGTTACCCCAATGACCGAACCCAAACTCATTATAGGTTTGAATTGCGCAGGAGTTCTTGGTGGAGGGTAGATCGTAGTATCTATATAAGCTATTATTCTTGGTGGGTTAGAGTAACCTCTTCCTTCATTCAATATAACGATAGGAGATAAATCTATATAAATATTTTCGCCAGGTAAATGAATAGTAATTGTAGTACCGTTTACTCCCCTTGACAAACCAGTAAGTTCTCCGGTTTGTAAATTTCTATTAATATATGCAATTTGCTCAGTACCTATCATGATAGTACCGGTAACTGGGAATCCATTAATGTTATCAACATAGCATGAAGTGGTATTTAATGCCATATATGAATCTAATCTTGCTATTTGATAGTCAGTTTGACCAACAATACTTAATCCATAATTATTATACCATTGAGTGTATAGTGGATTGTTCCATATTGGATCAGTTGATAAGAATTGATAATTACCACTAGGATTAGCATATACTAATTCAGGTGTAAGGAACTGGTCAATCGTTGGGTCAAATTGTGCTGGCAAATCAAAGTCAGTAATGTCACCCTCAAATATATCAGTTTTAGTATATTTAAATATAAATTCTTTAATTACAACATGGTAAGGTTTAACTTCATTCAAATAACCTTCTAAGAATGTTTGATTATCAGAACGAAATACTTCCAATGGTACCAATTCACGTATAGTATGAGCAACATCAACAAATGAAGTTTTGTTTAACCAATCTAAATAATTTTGACTTTCAATAGTTTCACTTTGGATATAATCAAATAGTAAAATCAAACTCTTATTTCTAAAAATTAATAATTCATTTGTATAAATTTCTTCATTCAATGAACGAACAATATAACGTGTTTCAGTTGAAGGGTATTCATCAAACGGTGTTGTGTCAAAGAAATTATCACCAAACCCTAATCTAGCACTTGTGTAATCCCAAAGTACAGAATCAAATTCAATTGTTCCGTTGGTTAGTCCTATGCGTATCCAAGTGCCATCAGCAGCGTATATATATGTTTCACTATTACCGTTACCATTCATTGCAACTGTAACGATTGTACCTACGGGTACACTTAGTGTAGATAAATCTGAATATACGGGTACTTGTAATGATGACTTAGTGTTATCATTATAACCAGGTGCCCACCAATTAATAGTATTCCAGTATTTTTTAGTATCATAACGCTGCCCAGCTGCAAATATTACATTACCGTTTTCATCAAGTATTTCAGGATTTTCGCTATTTAATAATTGTATATTTCTTGTTTCTGTTATAGGAAATTGCGCTAATATAACATTGGCATACTGTAAATAATTCTTCAATGCACCAAATCTATTATAGAAGAAACCTTGTCTTGGTCTAGCTAATACACCTGTTTGTACTGCTTTTGGTAATAATGGGTCGGGCACAACACCACCTGCATTATCCACACCGCACATACTGTCTATCATCCTGTTATATAAACCAATTGGTTCAGTTATTCCAACTGATGCATGATTTTGATATGCTGCGCCCGAGCCAGGGATTCCCGGTAAGAAATCATCAGCATAATTTGCTCGGATTAAACTATACTGTGTATGAGCAACATCATCATTGTTACTAATTGCATACCCAAGCTGCAACACAGTGTCAGTAGCATTTATAAAAGGAATGCAATTGTATAATCCAAATACGTTAGATAACAATGGTGTAAAATAACTAATACCGGTGTTTTGTGGGTTCGCTATGTATAACTGCAATGTAGAATCAGCTAAAGTTTTTCCTAACTTATCAAATACAATATTAGTGTTTCTAGCCCAGAAATAATAGATAGGACTGATTAACCCTTCAGCATTAACAGTGCCACGGATAGTGTAAGTATCAGTATTGTATGGGGTTCCGGGACCTGTATATTGTGCAGGTATTACATTGCTTGCAACCCATGAATATACTGAAACATCACTACCAGGAAATACTCTACCCCAATACTGACTATTATAAGCTATATCATTTTGATGATAATTCATAAAACGAGTATTGCTAGTATCAAACCACAATGTACCTATCTTATCTGCGCCCCAAACTAATCCTGACTGATTATTAATTGAATTATATGATGCTGGGTCTATATTAGAAACGATATCAATATTTTCAGCAACTGCTCCTAATAATTTACCTTGCAACGGATCTATATAATCTAAGTTTATTAATGTTTCATTAGTATTTGCACTGAACAATTGGATATTAAATACACCATTTATATCTACTACCTCAGAGGAGCTTCTATATACAGTCCAATCAGGGGTGCTGCTATTGCTTACATAAGTAACCACTTGACCAGCTAGATTAGTTGGGTTGCTAGTTGGTTTAAAGTTTGGTGTACCAATAGTAACTGTGTTATTATTGAAATCTAATGCAGTGCCATAGTATGGTTGTGCGCCATAATCTAAATCTTGTGCATTTGTGCTTTGTGCATATACAAATTTACCAGGGGCGTTAATGTTTTCATCATAGTTAGCCAAATAGTCAAACATATATACTGCGCCTGCATTACGGAATGTGTCAACCCATTGCGTTGCATTATTGTCAAATACTGTATCATTGTCTAATTCATCGTCAACAAAGTCAAATGTAGTAGCTGAATATCTTGCACCAACTGGTGCGCTTGCTATAAATGATCCAGAGTTAGAACTGTCAAACTTAACTGTTGTACCAAATTGTGTTCTGCCCGTTAGGTGTGGACAATTTATTGTTTGAGTTTGTTTGTATAAAGTTATACCCATCTCATTCAATGTAATAGCACTTAACACAGATAATGATAATTTATTACCTGCAATACCTAAATTTACATTTATCAAGGATATAACCAATTTACCATCTGCGGTAGATGCATAGACATTTGTAATTCTTGCTGCATTGATTGCATTGGCTGCTGCGGCTGCATTACCAATTGGTAATACAACTTTAAATCCATTTAACAAAATAGTTCTAGCAGCAGTTATATTACAATCAGCAGTTCCAATAATAATTCCGTATCTTTCACCACCATTTGTGTATCTATGAACAGCACCTTCGTAGTTTTGATAAGACAATTCAAAAGGAGCACCAATTAAAATTTCATTTGCAAATGTATTTGTATCTACACTAGTACCAAATTCTACACCAACTCTAGGAGTTTGCTCATTGGTTAGTGTTTGAGTTAATACGAAATTTGTACTACTTACATTAATTATATCACCTGCATTTAATGTGGGTGTTGCATTACTATATACATAGAATGTAGAGTCGATAACCGCATACTTATTGTCTGCCAACTCACTACCATTAACTGCTACATATAAAGGATTTGTTTGTCCAGTTGCAGTCATAGTACCTGAAACAGTATTAGTAAGAGACAAAGTAGTACCATTTCTGGTTAAAGATACTGTAATAGTAGAACCCAATTGATCAATAGTTTTTACATAATAAACTGTATTTGTTGCAATGCCGCCAAATGCTATACCAGTAAAGACAATTGGGGTACCCTCAGCACCTGCTTTTAAATCAGAAACACTATCAAGTGTAATTGCGTTACTTAATATACTTCTTGCCGTAGTTGACAATGTTACCGGAGTCCATGCTAACGCAAAGGTTAACGGTATATATGCTTGGCTAGTAGATTGTGCTTCAAAATTTTCTATTGTGCGTGAGAATACATATGTGTATCCGTAATTTTGAGTATTGACATCATAATCTTTATACGGTGTCCCTATTACTACTGTATCTCCGTAATAATCAGTGGCGATTGAATGCCCAAACTCATCACCAGCAGATAATCCTGCAACAGTTAGTATTGCTACTTGTTCATATAAACTAGTAATAGCGGACTTGCGATATACATAAACATTGTTATTATCTATATCAGATATGTACAACCAATTTTGATCCCCTGACAATGCTGTTGAAGTACCCCAGGTTGTTACACCCCCTGGTGCAGTTATAGTTTGATATAATTGCAATTCATTAACCAATGTGGTAGTTATTAATTTATAAACATAAACAGTTGGTGAACTCGTTGGTTGAGATATTACAAACAAATCATCAATATATGTTATGTTTGAACCAAATGATGTACTGTGTGTAATAGTTTGTTTTTCAATGTAACTAGAGGTTGAATTATCATATGCATATCTATAGACAATGCCAGCGCCGGCATTACTTACCATATAACCCAACAATGTAGAATATGCAACTGCACTACCAAAAGTTGTACTGTTTGTTTTTACAATTTCTTTACTATATTGATAGTTTAAACTCTTGCGATATACAGCCCAACTACCGTCATTGTTTGTGTCAACCCAAACTTTTAATTTATTAAATTCATTATCTAACAACGGTAAATTAATTATTTCAGGCGCAGTGGCTACACGTTGACTTTGTAATTTGAATCCAATTCCTTGCCCAGTAAGGTTAGTTAATTGAGGATTCAATGACAAATTAATTATAACATTGAATGGATCCACTACTGCTGCTACAATGTAATAATTATTAATTGCTGCATTAAAATTAACAATCGCAAACGGTTGATAACGTTTTAAATTATGTGCTTGACTAAAAGTTATTGTTACTGTACCATTCAGATTATTTTTTGCATTAATAACTGAACCTAAACTTGTAGGGGTATATACTTGCCAAGTTGAAAGATAATTAGCTAACCAAACATAATCACGTACATAAAATTCATTAATTGGAATTGTTGTTCCTACTGAGTTTTGTGCCGTAGACAATCCAGAATAATAATAGCTAGCCATCTTTACATCATCATAATTAACATATCCAGCTGTTGGATATAATGTAGATGGAGTAGCAGTAGCTAATGTAGGTAATACATTAGGTGAGGTGATTGGGGTGCCATAATTAAATAAATTATACAACCATACTTCTTGTTGAACACCCGTTTGATAGTTACCCGTAGTTAAACCAACTATAGAAGGATTACCGGTCAATTCAGTTTGATTTAATCTAAATTGCACATAGTTATTGTTTAATATTCCGCCAAATTCACCTGATTTAATAGCCCAGTTTTCATAGATATCATAATCAATACCACCCTGTGGCAAGTTAGCACCCTTAAATGCATTAGCAGCATTTAGTGTACCCTTTTCTTTGATTAGATTTTTATAAACATTAACTTGTGTAATATCAGTAAGGTCTGCTACAGACATATATTCTCTTGGACGATATCCAATTAATGAGAAAGATAATAAATCTGCATCATTTTCCAAGTTAGCTTTATCTACATTGTAGTATAATGTACTTTCATATGATCTGGTGCTGCTATTTGGTAACAATCCTTTTTGTATTTCGTTGTAATCAGTTTCTTTCCAATCACGTTCATCAAATACTTCTTTTGCTTGGATAATACTAGTTGCAAACCAATATTTGTTTTTATATTTTACTATAGAACCTTTTGTGTATTTTACTTCTTTTGACCATTCAGCAATATTGTCTTGGTTTAATATAAATCCAAATGCATCAATATTACCATTCCAATCAGCAGTTTTTGTTCCACGAACATAAATTCTGTTCTGACGTAAACCAGTAACTAGATTATAAATTACATCATTGAATAATGTCGTATTATCAAATACAATACCATGTTCAATGTTGCTTATATTAAATTGACCATAGCTAATACTATCACCCGAAGCTAATGGGTGTGCCGTAAATAATGTGCCATCACGTACAATTGACAAATCAGTATTTTGTATAGGATACAAGTTTTGATTTAATATAAAGTTAGTTTGTCTTACTGTTAACGGTTGAACAATACGACTTTCTTTATCAATAGCCAACAATGTTGCAGCCGGGTTTATTGTAGTAATACTGCCAATTTCCCATCCAGTTTGTGCCCAATATAAAAATTCAGCAACCATTTGTGACCAATTGATTGGTATACCGTTTTCAATTTGATCAAACAACACACCCTGTGATCTTAAATATTCACCGTAACTAACTAAAAATTGTGATACTTGTTGAACACTATAAAATTCAGTGCCGTAAGGTATTTCTTCAGTGATGTCATAAAAAGTTGGTGTAAGTGATACTGATAAATTTTCTACAGTGATTTTTTCTGTAGTACCGCCAAACTTAGGAACAGCTACTTTAAAATATGCATTTGTTTGGCTATTACCATATACTTTATAACCGTGTTCAGTTACTTGTATTACAACCCCGCTATATACGATTCTATCGTATGGTTGATTTTCATATAACAATAAACCATAACTTTCATCAGGGATTAATAATGAACTATTATTGCTATTGGCTGAACTCTTTTCTACATAGAATTGCAATAAATTCTTATCACCAAAGCCAGCCATGCGATAGATTAAACGAACATCTAAGTTGTTTAATAGTGTGGTAATGTTAGTAGTTGAGTCCACCCCAACTTGTTTTTCATAATCTACAATCCAGTTAATATAGCTAGTTGCAGGTGTACCATTACCATATACTGGTATATCAGATAATACCAAATGACTTCTATCTTTTACTAGATATTGATTGAATTCTAAATTGTATTTGTAATTGTCTACATCGATGCCAAGATTAAAGAAATCAGCAGGTTTAGTTACTGCTAATATACGCATTAAATCAAATGGCCAGGTGCTGCTTCTACGATAGCTGAATTCAGCAGGACCCACATCACCAACAATCCAATCACGTTGGAAAATATTTTGATTATAATTTCCTACAATTGAATTAAATGGTGATATTAAATCTCCAGCACTATTGACCGGGATTATATTTAATAATCCATTACGTATATAGCTAGGCTTTACATATGAATTTCCATTATTCCAAACTAGTCCGGCGGCTAAATCTTCCCACAACACTAAGTTTTCACTTGTATATGGAGCAGGACCATATCTAGTTGTCCACCAAGTTGGTTGATCTGTTATACCTAACATTTCCCATGGCGTTTCGTTTGGGGTAGCTGTATCATAGAAATACAAATACATTCCTCTAAAATACCCTTGCTCAATTGGTTGATTGTTTATCTTATTACCACTATCTCTATAATTGTAGGTAAATTGATTATTTTTATTATAAAATTGTGTTTTATAAGTGATTCTATTTTGACCTATCCAACTTAAGAAAGATTCACTGTATATCTCTAAGAACTCATCATATGAATAATCAGTTGTTCTGAAGAAGCCAGGTATTACAACACCTTGGTAGGTGCCGGCCGGAACTGTCTCACTTAATTTTAAATTGTTATATACACGAGTTTCATACTCAAGTAATACCTGATCTCTAAAATCGCTTAATGTATTATTAGTTGAATCGTATGTTCCATATAATTTATTAAACGAACCGTCATGTCCCACAATGAAATATGTTTGTGGATTGTATGCAGTATCTAAAAATACTTTTGGTATAGTAGAAGGATATAAGCCTAGTTTGGTTGGCGTATTAGGTACATAGTTACCGTATGTTTGATTATATTCTTTAATTATAATTTCATCATTAGGTAATAAATCTAACGTAACCGTCAATGAAGGACTGTCTGTACTTACAGTATAATCAACACCTTTAATTAATTGACTTTGAACCCCATTACGAATCAAATATACTAATATACCATTATAGTTTGCTGTAGCAAAATTATAAATGTGACTTAGAGGGTAGATACTAATGTTAAGTGAGTTAGCAAAACTATATGAATTAACAATATACGGTGCCTTTGATGGCAACATATCACTCCAAAAGAATGATTGGTCATTGGTATGTGATGCATTAATTTGATCCAATGCATTATCAAGCATTTGAGAAGGAGTTAACATTCTACTATAATCAGTATTATTAACTGTATCTACTAATAGATTTTTAAAAGTAATATAACTTCTGCTGTTATATAATATAGAATTAAACAAATCATGTGTTTGATTACGCAAAAATGTTCCAACTGCTGCTAATGAGGAGCTGTTTTGAATAATTCTATTTCCCCATGGAACTAAATTACCCAAGTCGTGATAATTGTTTGGACCAAACACTTCGCCGGTTGTGTTAGGATTGTTAAAGAAAATACTTTGATATTGTCCGCGAATATCACCAATATTAGCAGTAGTAAGGTCTTGGTTTAACGGGTTGTTATTTAAATTAACTGGCGTTTGAAAATATGCAGTATTACTTACTTGGTCACTTAATATTAATATTTGAACTATAGTTGGCACAGCTTCAATATTTGGTATACTAATTTCGGTTGACGTATTAGTAGCATTAGTTGTTGCTGTCCAGTATTGTGTAGGTAAATAATTATTATTAATATAAACTTGTATTAAGGGCCATTTAGTTGGATTAGTAACAATTGGTGCAATATCACACGTAAATATATTACCTGTTGCTATTGGATCATAATTAAATTCAAAAATTTGATATTGGGCACTAAGAGAAACAGCAGTTTGCCAACCAATTTCTCTTTGCGGTTTTATACCAACAGTTGGAAGATTTACATAATTAAATACATAACCTGTATTAACTTTTTGATTGATTGATTTTGTTCCCTCTACATAATTAAAAGAAGCGGAGTTTAATGTTACGTCAAAACTAATATCACCAACGTTATCTACTGAACTATATCTTAAAGGAAATCCCAATACTGTATCATTAGCACCAGTGCCTAAACCATATGAAAATAATGTACATCCTGTAAATGAAGTACCAACATAAACGGTAGTATCACCAAAACTTATTCCGTTACTATCAAACACATCAAACTTAGGTGCTTGATTAACTGTGATTTTTTGTTGGCCTTCAGTCCACACTTCACCATTAAAATAGAAATCTTTGCCCTTATAATTATATCCTCTGTATACCGCAGTTTGTTCATCTGGTAATACTAGCCCATCAGATGCTTCTGTTAGAGTAATGATTGGAGCAGTGCCCGGAGTTACTATAGAAAAGTGTGAAATATATATTTTGTTTCTAACTGCTGCATCAGAATCAGTTGCAAATACTATTCTTGATCCGTTAAAAAGAGCATAGTTTGACAACGGGGTATCAGCAGTTACGATTGATGCAACTGACGTAGCTTGAATTACAGAATAATTATCCCAGGAAATAGTTATTATTGTGTTTGACCCTACTGTTGTAACAGCAGTAATAAATGTAATCTCAGGTAATAAATTAGTAGAATCAGTTAAATATTGTCCTACTTCAAATAATCCAGATACATCAATTGTAGGTATTGTAATAGTAGTGCTATATGAATATATAGAAGTAGACATAGTACCACTTGCAGTTGATAATACTAAATTAGTACCTTGTCTTGAGGTAGAGATTGTAATATTATTATCAACAATACCAGTGATATAATATGTAGTAGCGGAAGAAATTCCACCAAACACAGATCCGCCAAATGTTATAGTATCATTTACATGTAAACCAACTACATTATTTAAGGTAACTTGATTCAATAATGCATAGGTAGCGGTTGCTATTTTTGAAGTAATTGCGCTAGTAACAGGCGCAATTGTAGCGTTATAAGTAGTCCATCCAGCAACATCTGGATAATAATTAGTTTGACCTGCTACATATGTAAATGCGTCTGTTGTTTTGGTATCAATAAAATCAATTGGATCTTTGCCCACAGCACCTGAATCAAATAAACGAATATTAGGATAAAATTCAATAATTGGACGTTTTGCTTTGTTATCAATCTGTGTATATTGTGTAACTAAGCTAGGATTGTTGTTATATTTTGCGGATGCATTAATAGCATTAATATGAAACCATCGGTTACTTCTTGACCATGCATTTCTATTAATAGAATTTCTAGCAATAGTAATATAGTCAGGCTCTATAGGAATATACAAACTACTATCATAATTTCCAATATCATATGACAAAGTGTCATATGGTATATATTCACCTTCTGAGAATAAACCCGGTGATACTAATGTAGTAACTGGTATTAATTCAATTGAAGTACCCACACCCTCTACATAGTATTCTTGATTATTATAACTTTCAGGGAAAACATTACCTTGAAATAATACTTTCAATCCATTAGTAAACACAACACCATTTGGTGCTGTATAATTCTTTTTACCTAAAATATTATTAATTACATCAATCTGATTTGTAGTATTGTTATCAATAATATTAATAATACCTACTTTAGTAGGTGAAGAACCATCTTGATAATATAAGGTATTTAAAATAGGACTATTGTATGGCTCTAATGTTATTTCACCAATTGCACTACGATAAAAATTTCTATTAGCCCAATCAGTACCATACGCAACTGTTATTTGTTGTTCAATTGGAATAGCAGAGGATGGAGTTAATTGGATGATAGGATTATCTATTTCACCCAATAAAGTTATAGTATAAAAATTAGCATTGACCGGAGTATAAAATCCACCTTCATAATTATTATCAAAAATAGATGAGCCAGGGTAATCGGTTGCTTCTACATACGGAACACCACCTTCTTCATCATATAATGTTTGGTCGTAAAATTTATTTGTGTATCCAATTTCATCATATGTGCCGGTGTTGTAAAACATTACAGTTAGACCATCTAATGAAGTTATACCGTCAATGCCACCAATTGCATTTACAAAAGCTCCGTTTAGTTGACTAAAAGGAATAGTAGATACTACATCAACTCTGTTATTACCAGGAAATATTTGCCCATCTAATGCATTTTTTTCCGGTACTGTGAATGATACAACACCCTGAGATGCACCATTATTTGTAACACCATATACATCACGAGTTTGTACATTATGTTGTGTTTGGCTTAACCCAGTAATACCCGGCTCGCCTTGTATCCAGAATTGAGTATCTTGGTTTACAGTAAATGTATATGTACCGCCTCTCAATAACGTTAGAGATGGATTAGATGCAGGGATCGAATCAATATCCGATGAAATCAAATAATACGTAGCTTCATCTTGTATAACATAACTTGAACTGTTATATACAATATCTGAGGAAACAATTACACGTTCTGGTCCTTCAGGCAACCAATAATATTGATTGAAATTAATTATAGGGTCTAGGTTGGTAAACGAATCCCATGAATAGAATTGACTATTGAATAAACGATTGTTGTCGGCGGTCACCCCACCTTCAAGTTTTAATGCATCAATTATACCAGGATAACTAATGAAATCTTTTGCTGTTGTTTGATTTTCTTTTAAGAAAACAACACCAGGCTCTAATTGGTAATCAACCCTAGTTTTAGTGGGTTCAGTTACATAATAATCTTTAGCATTAATACCATACCCAAACTTACTACCTATATAACCCTCAACTTTTTTAGTATTTGGCTGTGCAACTAGTTGATCTAATGTTGCAGCTAAAAACTGTGCGTTGGTTTCTGTTTTAAATATCTCTGGTAAAAAATTTAGTGTTCTTATTCTTGTTGCCATTTTAATAATCTCTGTTGCTATATATTACTTATGCTATTTGTAATTCAGCGGGTGTTAATGCTGCGATTACAACCACGTCATTTGATGTGGCTGCGTTTACAAATATCTCATATGGCAAGCATTTAATTTCATATAAATCTCCAAATTTTAACGTAGGATCATTAGGTACTAATACACAAGAACTTACTAACTCTCCAATATTGGCATGAATGTATGCACTCAATTCACTAAAGTAAAAAGTGTCACCAAATTGCCAATTGTTAATATTAAAATAATTATTCATTTGTGTTAATACTGCACTACGAATTTCACTATCACTGGCATTAGTGTTAGAATTTTTAATAACCTTAATTGTGCCGCGTAATTCAACCGCAGCCTTAGCACCAAATAATGGTTTAAACACTACACTGTTTATTATCGCACTATCAGATAACATTTTATAATCTTGAATTTGACTGTATGCAGTAGACAAATCATTAATGGTTGGTCTAGTTGGCATAGGAACTGTTCCAGTAGTATCTTGTATCCAATTTTGATACTGAGTATAATATGCCTGAGTAACTACGTATAAATCAATAATATTAGTTGTAGCCGGATCAATACGTGTAGTGTTATTACTGTTGTGTCGATATTGGAATTGTAATCCTTGACGCCCAGGCTTCATACTGTATTGCGGTTGAATAACCAATGTATAGTATGGAGTAGCAATCATTGGATCTTGAACAGTTATATAAAATGCATTTTCGTTATATGCATAAAATAATTGACCAGCAGGATATTCATATTTTACAACTTCAATTTGAGTTTTTGTAGCAAATTGATAATTCAAACTGGTTGAAGGTATCAATTGTAATCTAGTTAAATTAATTGCATCTTGTGTAGTTACAAAAAATGAATAAACTCCTATATTACTATTGCCGGTAATATAACCAGTAATCTCATTAAAGAAGTCAGGATTATTTAATACGGATCTGTTGTACACATCTATACTAGCGACTTCTACTTCAAAGTCATTAATATACCCATCACTTTCAACCGTTTGACCAATGATACTAGCAGTTACTGGTTCAGTTAAAGGATAATTAGATCCTGGCTGTGTATTAGTAGTTAATACTTTTACAAAATCTTGTAAAATTACACCAGAGAATGGATCATATACTAGCTTACCTGATTCATATGTGAATCTAGTATCAGCTACACTACCAAAATAATATGCTAATGCACGATATGTAACCGTATATCTATTGCCGTTACTTTCAAATTTTACAAAATAGTTTGAATTAGTAACTGATTCTACACTCCAACGAGTTTGTGCAATAGTTAATGAATTATTAAAAACCAAAGTAAAGTTTTGTTGCAATTCTAATCTGATAGTGCAATCATTTATAACTGAGTTAGGCAATGTGTTTTCAAATGCTGGTATTACTGTTGTAATTATTGCCACTGATGGTACATAACCATTCAATGTTATTGCACCTGTGCCGTTTGCAAATTGACCCAATCCATTATTGTAACCGTCACCGATTACATTTAATACAGTAGTCCAAATATATGTTTTACCACTGGCGCCCGGAACGCCACTTAGTAATCTATTGGTATTATCAAAATAGTAACCTGCCGGCGCTTTGAATTTTAATAAAGCACCTTTAGTTATATACTTTGTATTGTATGTTGAGTATGTACCAATTGGTATTGGGTTATCACCACCGTTTATTATGTTATAAAAATAACCAGTTAAACTGTTAGCATCTACTGTACTGGCATGCCAATATACTGTACCTTCATTTGGATCACTTACTAAACTAGTATCTGAACTAGGTCCAATTGCATATCTAGGATAATTTTGAATATAATATTGTAAAGACCTGTTATCAGCTAAGATAGCAGCTAAAGTATCTGTTAAGAATGTAGTAATATCACTAAGGTTATTAATAGTAAGTAATGAATAACCTTCTGTATTGTCTAACCATAATCCACCGTCATTGGAATAACTATTGGTGCTACTATATTTACCAGTTGGATCTAATAAATCTAAATTTTTACTTACACCAACACTACTACGATTAATAGCTTTTGATTTAATAATTGAACTATACAATGTGTAAGGGAAGTTATTATAATCTTCCCCGTTGACCATACGATTCTGAGTATAGTAACGACTTGGAGCACGTTGCTTAATATCAGCAATTGATTCACGCACTTGAGCATTTGATACTGGAACTTGTAATGATAGTCCAAGCGTTAATGTTTCTTGTACACCAACTCTATTTACATAATTAAATGATATAGATATACCTTGCATTTCAGTTGGCTGGATAGTATATGTTAGTGCATTACCAGCACGAACATATGCTCTAAAGTTACCAACAGGGATATCACTAAACACACCGTCGCCAAATACATAAGTTACTTGGTCATTGAATCTACTGTTAACTGAAAAGATTTTCTTAATACTGCTTTCAGTTTGTAAGTATGCATCAGCGTAAATATTATCTACTTTTTTCCATAAACCAAATGCACCATTTGTTCTGCTAATTTCATATAACCATGTATCAGTATTGTTGATACCTTGTATATCAATATCAATTGTTTGATTAGCAATTTGTTGCTGCAAGGTAAAATCAAAATTAGTTAATGATCCTTGTTTGAAATAAAAGAAGAATCCTGTGTTTGGACTGCCATACCCAAGTTTATCATTGCGATATAGCATATTGAATCTGTTAGTAGGTGCAGGTGGAATTTCATATACATAATCTTCACCTACGGTACTTACACTACACAATTCAAAATTCATGTTTATACCATTAACTTGTGAATTAAACGGGATAACAGGTAAACTTCCTGCTGGAATTTGTAATGTGTATTCGTCAGTTTTTACACCAAGAATCTGTGCTGTATTAGCCGGTAATCCAACTCGTTGTGTGTTAATTAATGCAGCATTAATGATTGTATTGTATTGTTCTAACCAATATGGGTTAGCAGGATCATTCCATAAAATAGGAATATTACTTAAATTGAATCCATTTAAATCAGTAATATTTTGTGAAGTTTGAATACTAGTTACTTTTAAATAACCCTGTGATTCTAAATTACGTTTAGGAGTATAGCTTACTAGATTAGCCAATTTGATAACACTATCTCTACGTTCAGCAGTATCCATGAAGTTTTCACGGGTGTTTAAGTCATTTCGGAAAGCAAGACCTTGTCCCATGAACGCCATAACGTCAAGTAGGGCGATGAATTCTGAACTTTCAATATAGTCGTTGAAGGTTTCAGGATAGTATGCACGTAAGTAATCTATAAAACTCTTACGTAATGTTTCATAGTCGTAGCTTCTAAAATCTGCCTCACGGAAGGTTTGGTAAATGGCTTTCCAGTCATTTACGCCAAATAATGCTGATTGTCTTGAACTTGTAGCCATAAGTATTCTCTTTTAAGTATTTATCATACCTGAGAACCTGGGTTTTTTAGGGTTATTGTAAAACAGCAGTATTTGTAGAGTTATTAAAGAATACGCTTAATAATTGTGCTTGGTTGAAGGGACTTATAGCCATTTCAACTTCAAGCAATATACCGTTTTCCTGAGGATATGCTTTTACTGAATTGACTATCATTCTAGGGTCTTGATTTGCTACCCTGCGAATTTCATTCTCTAATTCAAACTGAGTATCAAGTGTGTTAGGTTCAAACACAAATGACCAAAGAGAAGTGCCATATCCGGGTTGTCCTACTTTTTGTCCCTGTTGTATATTCAATGCATTAATAAAGTCACGGATAACCAACGGAGTATCATATAACCCAAATTTATTCCCAGTAATTACTGGGTTAATTGTTCCGCCCGTTCCGCCTTGAGGAGCCGCAGGTAAATTAGTAGACCTAGGTTTATTTGCATTTTGTGTACTGAATCCAATATATGTTGGCATAATCTATCCTATAACTTATTTATATAACCGGTTTAAAACCTAGTGCAGTTTGTTCTTTTCTATACCATTCTGTCCCAACATCACTAGATTTGAAAATTGCTGCTCTTGCTGCTTTTCTTAAAGTTTCTATTTCTGGATCACCTGCCGGTAAACTATTTTTAGCAGTTTCAAATGCTGCTATAGCTTCATTCATTAATTTCTCATATTTTGCTCTCTCAACATCACCTTCAGCTTTTATTTTAGCATGTGCTTCAAGTTTAGCATTGCTATCAGCAATATCTTTTTTAGCTGCTTCCATACTGAAGTTTGGCGCAGGTATTAATGGATTTCCTAATAGTTTACTAGCTAACGCTGTAATCTCACCTCTATCAATTGTTCCTGTTGCAATTGAGGGCATTTTTATTGGGAAGGGACTTGATGAACTTAGTGCGTTCATACTAGCAGAAAGTGCTGCTGCTGCACCTGCGGGCAAACCAGCTGATGCTAATGATGCTAATCCTAACTTTCCTGCTTGAAGTCCTTTTGTTAATCCATCTAACTTACCCAATGCTGCACCTGCTGCGCCTGTTAAATTACCCAATGCTGCACCTGCTGCGCCTGTTAAATTACCCAATGCTGCACCTGCTGCGCCTGTTAAATTACCCAATGCTGCACCTGCTGCGCCTGTTATCCCATTTAATGCACTTCCTGCACCCGTTAATGCTGATCCGGTTAATAATGATGCGGCTGATCCTAATGATGCGGCGGCGCTGCTGATTCCATTTAATGCTCCTGCTGATAAATTATTAGCAATTGCACCAACTGCTCCTAAACTTGCTGCACCATTAAGTACTCCAGTGGCCGAGTTTGTTACTGATGCAATTGCATTTAGTCCACCGGGCAAATTACTTATACCACTAGCCAGTGCCGAGGCAGCGCCCGCTGCCCCACCTGCTGCTGCACCTAATGCACCAGTTAAGTTACCAAGTGCCCCACCTGCTGCTGCACCTAATGCACCTGCTGCACCAGTTAAGTTACCAAGTGCCCCACCTGCTGCTGCACCTAATGCACCTGCTGCACCAGTTAAGTTACCAAGTGCGCCACCTGCTGCTGCACCTAATGCACCTGCTGCACCAGTTAAGTTACCAAGTGCGCCACCTGCTGCGCCAGCTATTCCGCTAACTGCGCTACTTGCATCCGCAGCAGCCGCTGCTGCTGCATTCTTTATAGAGATTGAAGTTAAATTTTGAGGAATCCCTGCAGCGAATGGCTTAAACGATCCTGTTATTGCACCAAATGCTGACCCTGCTATACCTTTGGCAGCATCCATAGCACCTGCTAATCCAGGTAGTGCCGGTGGCTTTATACCACCCAATAGGTTACCTGCTGCGCCACCTAATAGATTGCTTGCTGCTCCTGTTAGATTACCTGCTGCTGCACCTAATGCACCGGCTGCTGCTCCTGTTAGATTGCCTGCTGCTGCGCCCAATGCACCGGCTGCTGCTCCTGTTAGATTGCCTGCTGCACCACCTAAGGCACTTGCTGCTGCGCCGGCTACATTGTTTAATGCATCTCCGGCCGCCCCTGTCAATCCACTAGCAATCCCGCCGGCGGCGTTAGTTAGATTGTTTAATGCGCCGCCTGCTGCTCCAGCTAAATCACCAACTCCTGTTAATGATGCACCAATTGAACCTAATCCACCTGCTACGGTTGTTGCTAAGTTTGATGCAAAATTTCCAGAGGATATAGATCCTGCTACATTAGCTAGAGCACCTAAATTGGGAATAGTTGCCATTAAACTTTCTTTCCTCCACTAGCTGATAGTGGTATACCAGTGCCACTAGATGTAGCATAAGCTGCCCCAACTGATTGCGGGTTTGGTGGGGCTGCTGACGGTGGTAGTGGAGATCCTATAGATGAACTAGCATTTTTAACTGTATTGTATTCGCCGCCGGCTATTCCAACTCCACCGCTACTAGATAAGCCACCTCCTCCACTGCCTGCGCTGATGCCACCACTTTTAGATAACGGTACTCCTGATCCAGATGAAGATTGCATACTTACTGATACAGCGGCAGCAGCGGTTGGGACTTCAGTTGCAGAGTTTTGTAAAAATGCAGCAGTAGCTTGAGGCCCAACTTGTGCTGCTGCATTTATTATGCCTGCAATAAGGCCTGGTTGTTCTTTTCCAGTGATTGCCCCTGTCATCATCATGGCTGATTGTGCTTGTTGAAAGTTAACAACTTGTGCGCTTGCTTGTGCTTTGACATTATTAAGTAATGTAGTTAAATTATGTGCTCCGGGCATTCCTGTAAATAAATTGTTAGTCATTGCTGATTGTACATTTACTCCGCGCTGAATCAATCCAGTAACTAATGCTCCCGCGCCTGGTTTCAATATGCCCGCTGCTTCTAATTGTTGTGGAGTTTGTGCTAAAACTCCAATTGCTGCATTAACCGTGCCTTTGGCATCAATAATAACTCCAGTGCCAGTACCCACTACACTTTGCGCTGTTGCAGCCGCTTGCGATGCAGAAGAACCGATCAAGCCTGCTGTAACTCCTGGATTCAATGAAGTGCTAACTGTACCCGCTGCAGGCACAGTGGATAGTGTGGCGGGTGTTACCGGATTGTTTGGTGGCAACTTTGATGCATCACTATATGTTTGACTCTGAGAACTTGGCATTAAAATGCTCCACTGCTGTTATTATTTACTTTAGCATCAACCCCTTGATTTGCATTAGCCCACGGTGTGTGAGCAGGGGCACGACTTACAATTGACAATAAATATCCCGGTACTGCTGCCCAACCCTTAGTTGCATCAAACAACGTATCAGTGTGGGCTACGATTGGAATTTTTGATACTTCTGCCGGGGTAACTGAAGTAGATCCTGTATTTAAATTAATTATACTACCATTAATATACATAGTACCACTACTAGCATATGATCCTTCTCCTCCTGCACTCATACTCATTGCTCCGTCAACTTTTACTGTATATTTACCCAAAGTATATCCGCTAAAGTTTGCGCCGGCTCTAAAAGAAATATCTTTTTCAGCATTAAGTTTTATATTGTCAGCTTGTATATTTAAATCTTTTTTGGCATTAATATTAATATTACGGTCAGCATGTAAATTTAAATCACCCTGTGTTCTGATATTTACACTATTAGTAGCGTACATATCAATAGTACCTTCTTTACCCAATTCAATATAACTTTGTCCGTTGGCATGAATAATGAATAATGTTTGACCATCATCACTCATTGTTATTTGATGTCCCAATGATGTTCTTATACGCACTAGTTGATCAGTACCGGCTGAATCACCATCATCCATAACAATACTATGTCCAGTGCGGCGAGATATAACTGCTAATGATTCTGCTGATAGTCCATCTGTACCTCCGGCAATTGTAGAATCAGTATGTCCACCTTTATAGATTGGTCTACCGGGTGTACTAACTCCCCATCCAACTCTTGACGGGCTTTCACGTAATGCACTACTTGTTATAGGTCCTCTTACTGGATCTCTAATCAACCCTTGCTGTGAGAAAATTTGTGCCGAATAACTATGTAATGGTTTAGGTGCATTTAGATATTTGTTTGTAGTTGTTATAGATGGGTTGTTTGTGTTTATATTAGTTACCGGTAATTGATTTGCACCACCATAACTTGATGCCTCACCTGAGTTAAATGTAACTTCACTAGTAGATGATCCTACTGCAGGTATCATTTGTAACAATTCAGGTGGCAACACTCCACCTATATAATAACCATAGTTTGGATCACCGTTAACAAATAGACAAAGTACAGTACTTCCAATATCAGGCGGGCTAAACCACATGCCGTATGATATTGAATTTTGTGTATAACCACCGTAATCAGTATCTTTTGTTCCACCTGATGCTAATGTATTACCAAAGAAGGGGCTCAAATAACTTACTGTTATCCAACTAGAACTATCATCCGGGTTTGATGATCCAAAATCTGCTAGGTATACTTGTAGCCTACCCGCTCTGGTGCTATCAATATTGTTCTTTACTACACCAAGAGTGGGGGTATTACGTAATACACCACGACCAGAATCTGGGCGTCCTGATTTAGGTTGTCCTCTTGCTATAAAGTCATTTATTGCCATATATTAAATTTTATCCTCTTCCAAAGTTATCTGCCACTGGTCCTAACGCAGTGTTTATTGTATTCATTGCACCTGCCCCTGCATTTTGTAATCTTTGCATTGGATCCATTACATTGTTAATACTTCCCACCGATCCAAGTAATCCAGCACCTCCTAATTGTGAAGGATCCACAAACGTTGACGGAGGACTTATACCAAACCCAGTATTTTTAGTAGAACCAACCCCAGTAGTAGGTGTAGTTGATGATGCTGCGCCCACTCTTGATGCAGTATCAGCCATTTGACTTTCACCTGGCTTTCCGGTGCCTCCCGACGGCCTGCCTTCATCGGCTGATGGTTTTGCATCACCAAATGTAGCTACATTACACTCCAAATCTTGTATAAATTTACCTTTACTAAATGTACTGGTACATAATCTAACTTGATATATTACTCCGCCACCACGACTATTTAACGAATCTTGCGCTTGCTTAGGATATCTCCAAAAGTAAATAGAATCATTTATAGTAAGAGTGCCGGTTTTGTTATCATAATCTCTTGGTTCTTTAAAATCAATTTCAATAAAAGTTTGCCCCCCATTAGGACTTATAGAAAAGCCATCTGTCCCGTAAAATTGATGATAGAATTGATCAATACTAGTAGGTGAGGTTTGCATTAAAAAATCTGGATCGCCCAATATCTGTATCTTAGCTGTAGCATATGCTGATGGGTCATATAAACTAGTTAGATATGAATTTTGTGCTTCTAAGCCCACATCTAATCTACCTTGTGTAGGTTGATTATTTGGTTGTCCTTGTTTAATTGGTACATCATTGGGTCCAGCTTGTGCAGAACTAGGTGCACCGTCGGTGTCTAATGCTACAACATAAAAATTGTTATTCATTTCCTGTTCATATTTTAAAACTTCAGTGTTTTTTCCAGTAAACCAATAATTATATCTTTTTTGCGGACCATAGTATGGAGTAGTTTGCATATCATATGCACTTACAACTACAGGAGTATCATATATTTGTATTATATAAGTTATCTTATATGCCCAATCACCTTGTTTTTTGTCCCACCCTTTTATTTCTACTTGAGTACCTATGTTGAACCATTCAATATCTACCTTCTTGCCCTGCCCGGGATCTTTATCCGCAGATACAAATTCTTTTTTCTTGCCATCCGGCTGGGTAGTTGATTGATATACTTTAATTAACTTAGATTCCATGAAATCACTTTGTGTTACAATCGCATTAATCGCCTGTATAATAGGCGTACCAGTAGTTATTTTAAGTTCTTTTAAATTTGCATTAGGTACTGCTGGCCCGCTACTAGCATTAGATTCATTAGATTTGCTACTATCGGTTATTGCAGGGTTCATGGCCCATTTTCTTTTATCTAAATCAGCTTTACTTATTATTGATGCATCTTTAATAAGAAAGTCAGCATCACCCATAAATTTAATATCATATTCATTTGCTATCTCTATTTTACCCGTGTCTTTTGCTATTTTTGCATCTCTGTTTAATTTAGTAAGCAAGCCAAATGTTCCAGTTTGTTTAGGGGTAGTAGATGCTTGTTCACCTTGTTTAGCACCTGCCTGTCCGCCACCCATTAATACATCATATACAGTTTGTCCTACCAGAGTAGTTTCATGCCAAACTACACCGTTCTTTTGTCCAAATACAGCACCTTGGGGAGTAGAGACAGCCTCTATATTATAAACAACCATTTTACCATCAATTTTAAATTTAAGTTTACTGATGGTTATATCATAATATCTCTTAAACAATCCATTAGCATTTGCAGACGGATCACCTTCAGCATTTGTAATTTTTGATGAATCTATTAAATTACCATTTTCGTCATATCCCAAAAATTGAATTCCTAATATAAAAAATTGACGTGAAGGATTTTGAACATCCTGATAATTTGTACTATTTGTTAATGGTGCTAGTGCATTGGATGCGTTTCTCATTCTTGTAACAAATGAAAATCCATAAGGTTCGTATATATTAAATGTTAGTTGTGTTGTGTTTGTATCAGATCCAGTATCTTGTGTGCTAGTTGCTTGTGTTATTTTTAAATCATCTATAAAGAAATCTACATCTTCAAATCCAGGCGCACGTTTTTCGGTTGAGTTAATACCACCACTTTGTGCAAGTAAGAAAGCACCACTAACTCCACCTGCACCACCTGCTCTATTACTATTATCAAACGCGGGCTTAGTATTAATATCTGTTCTATTTGAATTCATAAATGCAGTATATGCATCAGGTGTTATCATATACAATGACAATTGATATGTATAGCTGCTAAAATTCCCTAGTGGGTTTTCTAATCGTCTGCCAGGTAATTCAACTTTAGGTAACTTTTTGCCGGTAATAGTTACCGGGTCTAATACGGTTGAACTACCAGGAGGTGGTGGAGTATTAGATGTGCCTGGTTTTGATGCTACAGGTATATTAGAATTTGTTTGATTGGGTCCGCCTTTATCATCATTTGCAGCACCGGATGCTACATATGCTTTATTTTGTTGGTCAGTTTGTTCTGGGGTTTTGGCAGCGTTATCTTCTACTTCTTTGTTTTTGGCATCTACTGCTGCTTGTGCCTCAGCTTTTTTTGCATCTCTAGCTGTAGTATATTCTTTTGTCAGAGCCGTTTGAGCATTGTTACGTGTTACAACAGCTTCATATATTGCATTACCTGCTGCTTTTTCATCAGCTGGTAATGCATCAATTTCTTGTCTCATAGTAGCAAACAATGGCTTTACTATACCTGTATATGTTAATCTGGCTGCATTATAATCTGCTTGTATTGCAGCAATTTGCTCTAATGCAGTTGGATCTTTTGGATCAACTGCATTTAGCCTTTCTGTTACCGATTGAACTACCGGGCTAAAGGCGGCAAGTGCAGCATCTATTTGATCTGCTTGTTGCTGTAAAAGGTCTAATGCTGCTGACATCTTATATACCTAACACTTGTCTTACTAAATCTGCTTTAGGTAAATATATACCCACACCAGCAACAAAATCAAAATAAGGATCTTTTAATCTGTTTGGATTTCTACTTGCAAATACCCACCACAATCTACTATCAGCATATATGTCATATGCTAATAAGTCAGGTCGATATTCATATACTTGTCCTATCTCCCAATATATATCGGAGGGTTGAAATGGTATTGGACGATTAACCATTACATCTAAAAATTGATTGTTAACAATGCCTGTACTATAGTACGGGCTTGTTGCTGGATATAAACTACTCATTACCAAATTCCTCCGCCTGATTTACGTTGTGTTCCTCTTAATAAAGCACCAGTGCCATATTCTTTTAAACTAAAGTTATTGCTAATATCATTTCTTGTTACTATTGGAACTGCTGTAATCGTAATAGATATTTTAGTAGGTACATATGTTGGTTCTTTTTTTGCTGATTGTGATTTATTAAATACAGGCGGTGCTGCAAGTGCCCCGGGTGAAGTACCTGCAGCATGTGCCCGATTAACTGATATACTATTGCTGTTACTAGACGGAACGTTTTGCGGTGCAGTACTTACTCCCGGTGGAGGTGCAGCACTTTGCGCCCTGATATAATCTACATCAGTTGGCAACGTATAAGTAAAACCAGTGATAGCTAATGGGTGTCTATCAAATTGATATGTGCCTAATCCACTCAAGTAACATAATGGAGGAGGTGTTCCGTTTCTAGGAGTTTGATCTTTACCATAAAACATTTTTGTCACGGATCTAAAAAAGTGTATTACTGCCAACAAATAATTTGCTTCTGCCGTATCTTGTGCTGTGAAGTCACATGTTATGTTGATTGAATCAACTGCGCTTCCCCTATAAGAATAAAATTTATAGTTACTATGTGTTAGTTCATTAGGATCATATGATGCACTATATTGTACTTGTATACCAGGAGTATACGGAAAAATTACTCCATTGGTTGCTGCTAAGGGAAGTAGTATACCTTCATTGCCTTTATTTTTGTATAGATAATCAGCACCGGGTGCCAAACTTAATCGTACACGCCAATCTTCTGCTGCAACTGCATTTTTAGCATCTTGTTGTGTGGCTTGTGAATTTGTGTTTTCTTTTGGTCCAGATAGTCCTTGTTGTGCAGCACCAGGTGTTCTACCAATGCCTTGTGCAGCAATAGCTTCTGCTGCTGCTACATCAACTGGGTTCTTAGGATACGCAGAATCTTCATCTA